GGTCGGGCAATCATGTTGAGCAGCCAAACGCGAAAACAGCGGGGATGCGGATCCGGGCGCACAAACCGCCGAAAACCCGTTTTTTCATGCTTTATTCAACATAACTGCTAATAAGTTTTATCGCGACGGAGTGCAGTAGCTTGGTACTTTTTAAGCTCCTCGCGTTTTTCGAGTCTTTCAGACGTCCTATCGGGACTATCCTTTACTCTTGAGGACATACTAGCACGTTTGTTTTTGTAAGTCAAGTAATCTTGACGATTTGATTTTTCTAATCTTTTCAGGTAGTAACGCGGAATTGGATTTTTGACGCCATTTATGAGAACGAACCCATTTTGCGCGACCTCATCCGCGTACTGGACAAACCAGCCTGCGCCGATACCGGGACGATTGGAAGACCGACAAAACTCAGGCTCGCGAGCACCGTAGTGGTCAGGTGCATCCAGACCGTAGATTTTTTTTGTCACATACCGAGCAACGTAAGCACAACTCTCAAAAGTTACGGAACCAATAACAACATAGCCAAAGCCCCAAAGGCGGCTAAGCCAGTTAGAAATCCACAACTGAGAACCATCAAAAGAACGCTTGTAGGGAAGAAGGTCGGGAATCTCCAAATTAAAAACAATAGCGTGATAGTGAGGGCGGAGAGTAGTGTCGCCATACTCACCACATGCAAAGTAGCGAATACCATTGACAAGTGTCCGTTTGCCGTCAAACAACTCATATTCAGGAACACGACCTAACCCAGTAGGCGAAAAAACGGCTTTGCGAAGTCGCTTCCAAAAATCCTGTAAATCTTTAGGCTTCAAAGACCAATCTGGAGGAAGGTGAGCATCATCGTAGGTCAAGGTTAAAAAATAATTGGAATCCCAAAGGCGAGACTCATGTACACAGCGCGAAGCCCATTGTTTTGATCTCTCGAGTCGGCAACCGATGCATTTTCCACAAGGCACTAAAAGTTCTCGATCAGAATAACCAGAGGATCGATTAAAAACCACTGGCCAGTTGCCATGTAAGTTCTTACCTTCACGCGACCGATAGCAAACCAAAGGATGGTAGCAAGGCATAAAGAACCTAAAAAAAAGGGGTGTTTCACGTGAAACACCCGAATGAAAAAGACTTCAAAACATTATAGACGGATGCCACCGCGAACGGGATGAACATTGTCATTAATTCGACGATGCCGCATAGCGGTCTTGGTAAAAAGACGCTTACTAACGCGACGGGAAACAATCTTACGTTTCTTACTCATTTCTTTAATCCTTTAAAAAAATCAACGATAGCCCAGATAGAAGTCACCAAAGACTTCAAAAGGGAAAAAATAGTATCAATCACTTAAAAAGACTCCGAATAAACCAAAGCAAACCTAGGACAGTAAAGACAACAAGCCAATGCCAAGAAGAAAGATCATTCATTTTGAACCTTTAAATTTATTGACAAACTTAGAACCAAGATTCTTAGCAGAATTAGATAAACCTTGAACCACATCCTCACCAATGGCGGCAAGACCGGGTATCGAATTACCGACCTTTCCCTTCATTGTAGCATCGTAGACATCAGGATTCTCCAAAATGTAATTATTTTGAATCTGCTTCGATTCAGCCTCCTCATTCAAAGCGCGAGCAGAAGCCCACTGAGCATCAGTAGCAGCAAAAGACTGCTTCTGTTGCTGACGAGTCAATGCAATATTCGCCCGCTGTTGCTCCAATTGGTTCTCCAACTGAATACCTTCGAAAGCCGCACGAGCAGAATTACTTAAACCACTCGTATCAATCTGAGGAACGTTAAGACCACCAGTGGAAGCACCAGAACCACCAGTAGCCGAAAGAATAGGATTCAAACCTGCCTTACGAAGGTCAGCCACTTCCCATTGATGACCATTTTGCATAGCCTCTTTTTGCTTCTTCCAAGCATAATGCGCCCCCCAAGCAGAGCCCGCCGTTCCTAAAAGACCAGATCCAACAGCACCAGCCGCCGCCCAAAAACCCATAAAAATCTCCTAAGCCCGAGCAGAACTGCTCGGGCAATAAAAAACTTAGAAATGGTCGACCAACCCGGGCGTACTGTACACGGGCATCGGACGTACAGACTTCAAGTCAAACCAAGCATCCAAAATAATTGGCGGCTCATCCTGAACGGCTACAACACGGGAAAGCGGCGTGTTATCACGAATAAATTGGTCAGAAAGAGTCGGAAGAGAATCGAACTTCTCTGCCAGATGCCAAACGTCGAGGGGCGTACTGGAGGTACTTCGCAGGTGACCCGTGATCTGGGACGGGAAATAGCGGTACTCCGCATAACGCTCCTGATAGCCAAAAACCTTATCGTCCTCTTCAGTTCCCTGACAGAAAATCTCCTTGTTTAGAACGGCCTGCTCACCGAGATGAGCAAAGACAGGCCAATAGTAGTCAAAACGCGCCTTGCGCGACCACATCCTGTTAAGACCCTGCTGATAAGTCAGATCAGACTGCACACACACAAGGCCAATAACAAAACCATGCTCAACGAAAGACTTGGTAAAAGAATGACGACTATCGACCGCAACAGCATAAGCCGCCAGATTACCCTGCGGCGTACCCGAAGCCTCATCCGTCGAACTGGTCTGCTGAACCGGGTTCACGTTAATGCGAGTTTTTCCGCCGCCGAGATACTCAGGACGCTGAAGACGCGCGTCAGGGGACACAACGCCAAAGTGCGAGCGAAGGATTTCCGTATAACGCGTACCACCACGGGCATCCCGCTCATAAAGCTTCTGGATCTGGAAGGCCTGTCTTAAATCGTTAATACTAATCGGCGTTGACTTCGACAAATCGACAGTAGAACCAACAGGCAACTTGATAGCCAAATTACTATCCTTGACCGAATTACCGCCAGAATACCGCGTACCGAAAGGAAAACGTGAAAAATCTGCGTAATTCTCACCAGAAACACCAGAAATCACAGGAGAAAATTCCGTATTAGGTTCTGCGCGATACCATTGATTCCCAGAAGAGTAAAGCCAATCCATTTGATTAGTATTAGCCAACGTCAAAGGATACAAACCACTTTCAGGTAAACCGGGTGTGACTACAGGAACCGTTCCGCCAAGAGAGATTTCAACTCCAGGTCCTTTCTGAGGCCAAGGAAGAGACGACGTAAAGTAGTCATGAAACTTGGCAACGGGCAAATAATCCGAAGAATAATAAACAGGATTATCAACGTTCGTACCAGAGATAGCGGTATCCGCTACGTATTCGCGCTGACTATTCTTGTCGATATTAAATGCGCTCTGAAGGTTCTGATCTCTAAACCATTCATTCCAAATGAGAGAATAAGCACGCAAAGGCAACTCAGAAACTTGAGTATTCTTACCAATCGGCAAACCCATTGCGTCACCAATCGACCCAATTTTAACGCCAGAGATATTTGCCTGCGGCACAAGGTAATCAGTCGAAGCAGTGGGTCCGCTCCTCTGGTCACCATTCATTGCCTCCCAGTGTTCCCAAACCAAACGGTTCGGCACAAAGAAAAAGAAGGTTCTAAGCCAAAGGTTATCCATAAAGGGCACGATAGGCGTCGAAAGACGCGCCAACATGGCTGTAGAAAGATTAAAGGTATCGCCAGGCAAAACCTCATCCACAAAGAAAGGCACAAGCTTACCTGCGCCAAAGGCACCCTTCCACCCGTGCGAACGATCGAACTGAGAACGCGGAATCGACGTCTTAGGGAGCTGAACAAATTGCTTCGCGGCGTTGGAACGACCTACAGTAGTTTTCGACATTTTTCTATGACTCCAAAACTGGTTTTGGTGTCAGGTGGCACATTTACATCAAGAGGGTAAATGTGCCACCCTGACGCCTTCAATTTCCTTTATCGGCGGGGGTTTCTACAACCGCCTCAACTTTTTCCGCTTTCGCGGCTTGTTCGGCTTGCGCCGCTTGCGCGGCTTGCGCCGCTTCTGCAATCTTCGCCTCGACCCACGCAGACGGGTCGTCACCAAACTGGCGACGCTCCTCAGCGGGGAGATCCATAAAGGCGTTTTTCACCGCCAAGACCTTTTCTTGCATAGCCTGAAAATCACCGACCTCAGAGACGTCCAGATACTGAGCTCCCGCGGCTCGAGTCGGATCCCCAAGCATGCCAGTCGCACTGTACCGCTTCAAATAGTAGTCAATGGTCGTTTCAGGATACTCGCTCTGAAGAGTTAGCGAAGGATCCGTAAAGGTCGTGCCGGCAGACGGCACGCGTGCGTTATACCGAGTTCTAAACGTCATCTATAGCCTCATCAAAAGTAATCCAAGGGGAAATCGGTTCACCGCTTTCATAAAAACGGCGATAAGCAGAATCAGGATGCTCAACACTATGGATAGCAGTATACGTCACATCCAATTTGAAAGGGGCGGCTCTGAGTTCACGAGAGACTTTAGAAAGCGCTCCGCGAAGCGTTTTAGCAAAAACTTTTTTAACTAGAATCTGCTCGTTTTCATGGTAATAACCAATTTTAAAAATTCCACACATATAAAGCTCACCGAGAAGGCTCCGATAAAGTCTCAACCTAACGGCCATCTGTTCAATCGTTTTTCATACACGCGGTTAAACGGTTCGGTAAACGACCAAAATAGGGGGCACTAAAAAGCACCACGGCCAGTTTCTTTGGCCTTCGAAACTTCCATGGAAGGCAAGTCAAAGACGGAAAAACCAACCATAACGAACAAATCGGCAGAAACTGTATGGAAGCCTGAGTACTAATCCGTTCTGCGGCGGCGACGCCGCATCACTCCAAACAGAGAAAGTTTTTAAGACCGAAAGGGCAGGAGGACTGCCACAGCGCAACTCGCAATGCGCACGCGCACGCGCATAATGCACGCGCACGCGCACAGCTGAGTTACTCGATACGCTTCTGATCTTCGGATTCATCTACTTCGTGCTGAATGGACGCACGAAACTTTGCAAGACGCTTAACTTCCAAAGTGGCAGAAACACCATCGACGACGCGGCGGCGACTCGAATCTTCAGTATGCCCGGTCTCAGAGTCGAAAGAGCCAACACAGAAAAGGACGAAGTCGTCTGGATGCTGTGCAACAGTGGTACGAGGATCAGCAACCAAATCGACGAAAGACCGACGTGCGACGTCGTCGTTCACAGCGAAAAAAGGAGTAGCGTGGCTATCCGCGAGATTGTCATAAACGGTATAAATATAGAGTTTCATAATGACCTCAACATAACTGCTATTATGTTGAGTCTGATTTTTGGGAATTTTGAGCGATTTGGGCGGCTTACGGCGCCTTGACCGACTCGCCGCCCGTTTGGGTTTGTGTTGACGCCGCTCATGGCC